CAATATTGTGGCAGTAATGCAGAAGTTCTTTGATCAAGGAATTTCTGGTAACTGGAGTTATAATCCAGTTAACTATGATAATAATGAAGTACCAGTAAGTGTCATGGCAAATGATTTTCTAACTACATACAAATACGGTTGGAAGACATCTTATTATCAGAATACATATGATTTTAAGACGGATGAAATGCAAGAACCAATATCACTACAAGATAATGTAGCAGACGTGGGGATTCAAGGTAAGACTAAATTACAATCATTAGTTGGTGAACTATTAAATGCAGAGGAGGAGGTTTGTGAAAGCTGTGCAATCTGAAATTAAAGGGATGACCGTCTTTAACCCTAATAAGGTTGACTTTAAGAAACAGACAATGTTCTTTGGTCAACCTTTAGGGGTTCAGAGATACGATCAATATAAGTATCCCGTCTTTGATAAATTAACACAACAGCAACTTGGTTATTTCTGGAGACCAGAAGAAGTATCTCTACAGAAAGATCGTTCTGATTATGCAACTCTAAGACCAGAGCAGAAACATATCTTTACTTCTAATCTGAAGTATCAGATACTATTAGATTCTGTACAGGGTCGTGGTCCTAGTATGGCATTCTTACCATACTGTTCTTTACCTGAGTTAGAAGCATGTATGGAAGTATGGGGTTTCATGGAGATGATCCATAGTAGATCTTATACTCATATCATTAAGAATGTATATCCAGATCCTTCTGAGGTGTTTGATACTATATTAGATAATGAAAAGATTATAGAAAGAGCAGAGAGTGTTACGAAAGCATATGATGAGTTCATTAAGTATGCACAGGATTATGGTCAGAGTAATAGTTGGAAAGCAGATTGGAGAGATCATATTAATTCAGAATGGACAAGAAAGGATCTCAAAAGGCATCTCTATAGAGCAGTAACCAATGTCAACATACTTGAAGGTATTCGTTTTTATGTTAGTTTCGCTTGTACTTTTGCCTTTGGTGAACTTAAGCTTATGGAAGGATCCGCAAAGATTGTCTCCCTTATTGCAAGAGATGAGAACCAACACTTGGTACTCACCCAACAAATCTTAAAGAAATGGCAGGATGGTGATGATCCTGAGATGATAGAGATTATGAAAGAAGAAGAGGATTATGTGTATGATATGTTTAGGAAATGTGTAGATGAAGAGAAAGCATGGGCAGAATACTTATTTAAAGATGGATCTATGATTGGATTGAATGATAAGTTATTGCATCAATATGTTGAATGGATTGCGAATAAGAGGATGAGAGCGATTGGATTAAAACCTATCTATGATATTCCATTGAGAAATAATCCATTGCCTTGGACTGAGCATTGGATCTCTTCTAAGGGTCTTCAAGTTGCACCTCAAGAAACTGAAGTTGAGTCATATATAGTAGGTGGGATCAAACAAGATGTCAAAAAAGATACCTTCTCAGGATTCAAACTCTGATATAGAATGGAACCTTGAAGACATATATGACGCTTATCGTGATGCTGCAGATGACTATAAACAGGTTATGAAACAGTTAGAAGATGAAAACTCAGAGTGCGAAAGCGAAGGGACGTAATTTACAGAAGTGGGTTGTCCAACAACTTATAGAAACCTTTGATATACATCCAGAAGATATAAAGTCTTGTTCGATGGGAGCAGGTGGTGAAGATGTTGTAATGGCAAGAGCAGCACGAGAGAAGTTTCCGTTCAGTGTAGAGTGTAAAAATGTTCAAAAATTAAATGTATGGGATGCATATGAACAGGCACAAGCAAATTGTAATGGGTATGAACCTATTGTTGTTATGAAGAAAAATCACAAAAAACCATTAGTAGTGATTGATGCCGAGCATTTTATAGAACTCTGCTCTAGAATTAGATAAATAAAAAAAGAAAGTATTATTTAAGAAGATGAAGTCAACACCTCGTCAATTAAAGGAAGCAAAGAAGGCCTATGAGAAGGTTGTGGACCATCTAATTGCTGAAGGATATGCAAATAATAAAGTAGATGCTGATAATATTATCAGTGGTATGAGCGAAGATTGGTATAGTCTTATTATCCAGAGTTAATAGATAGATTTTATTATGGAAACCCTTGAGGGGGTTGTGTATGAAAAACCATTTCCCCATTTAATTGTTCAAAATTTTTATAACTCACAAGAGTTGGAATTGGTTTGGGAAGAACTTAAGTTTCTTACAAAACCAAATAAACTTCTTGAAGCAAAGGATTATGGTGGTGTAGTAACTCATACAAATTCACATGCATTAGTATTAGATGAAGTATATAAGAATAGGAAGTTTTCAAATATATTAAATGTAAATAGAAAATTATTTTTAAGTGATACTCTTAAAGTATTCTCGGAGATACATGATTGTTGTAGTATATCTACAAATTGTAATTATGATATTACCAAAGTTAGGTATTATCATGATGGGGAATATTATAAACCACATACTGATAGAGCATTTCATTTCTTAGCATTTTCTTATTTTAATAGAGAACCTAAGAAGTTTAGTGGTGGTGAATTATATTTTCCAAAGTATGAATATGAATATGGTTGTGAGAATAACTCAATGATTATATTTCCTGGTTGGGTAGAGCATGGTGTGAATGAGGTAAAAATAGAAGATTCTGATTATTACGATGGATATGGTAGATATTCTATTACTAATTTTTTTGGAAATAAATCTAAGTGATTAGTTTGTAAGCAAGAGATACTCTCAATCCACTATAGTATCTGTGTGGTGCTTCAGCATAATGAATTAATTTTCCAGGAAATATTATGGCACGATTTGGTTTGTATGTAATTGTATTTTGAATCTCATCGTCTTCTTCCCACCTATAACTAAATTTTTTCCATTCAGACCATCCATTATTATATTCCTCTGGACCAACTTTATTTAAAAAATGTAAATGTCCATGCCAGTGAATTTTCCATTCTGGATTTGGATAATATAAAAAAGTAAAGTCACCATCATCGTCATGTGGCATACCACATTGACCTGCTGTTTGTCCGTTAGCATATATTCTTATACATTTAAATTTCTTTCCTAGTTTATCACATATTATATTGAATAGAAATGTGTTAAAATAATCTTCTTGTTCTAGATCATTCATATGCCAGAAGGAATGATCTTGCCTTCCTCCATTGAAAGACCATTTAGGTCTTTGCATTAGATTCCATATTTCATTTTGTATTTCTTTTGTAAAAAAATTATCGTGTACTTCAATTTTCATTTTTGTAACCAATCTGTATTGTAACTGGAGTCACCATCTCCATACTCTCCAATAGGAAATAAATTAAATGCAAGAGAATATCTAGTTGTATCTTCATTGTGTTTTAGTATAGCATGTTCTAGATAACTTGGAAACAAAATTAATTTTTTTGCTTCTGGTGCGATGTGCCATTTAGATGCAGAAACTATATCATCATTTTTTGATGTTATCCAATAATCTGAAAACTGATTTAATCTACTTCTAAAACAAACTTTGGCACTTTCTTTAGAATAAGAATTATCAAAATAATATATCCCACTATACAAGCAATGTCTATGTGAATGGAAATTGCAATATCCTCCTTTTTCTGTTTTTGTAAACCAAGAGGTTGATATATTAAAATCATTCTCATGACCCAAAACATCTTTAGATATTTGTTTGAATTTGTCTAATAATATTTTTTTGGTATTTGGGTATTTTTCTAGTACTCTTATATCTACAGATGAATATGTATTTAATGAAGATGCAAAATTATTTTTTCCTAGTTGTTTCCATTCAAAATCATTAGGATTTAGTTCACTTGTATCCTCATCAATATTAAAGTAAAATACATTCGATGCAAAGAGTGGCAGTAGATTAATATTCACTGTTATTACCTATTTTGGATTGCATTAATCCCCATGTTGATGCAAGATATTTTGTTCCTCCTATGGGTGGATTACCTCTATGTGTATGTGTAAATGCACAAGGGAATATTATTAGTCTTCCTTGTTTTGGTTTTATTCTTTGATTAAAATATAGAAATTCTGTTTCTCCTCCTTCAAAATCATCATTTAAGTATATCTGTACAACGAAATATCTATTTGCATTTTGTAAATTGTTATCTTCAAAGTGCCAGTTGTGGAATCCACCCCCTTCTGGTATTTTTTTTATTTTAAAATCATTAATTAAAAATCTATTGCTTCCTAGTGGTGGAAATTCTTTTAGATAATGATTCACACATGTTTGCATATTAGCATTAACATTTTCACCAACCCATGACCAAGCAGGAAGGTCATATTGATGACCCATGTTTAATGTAAAATGCTCTATATTACCATTACTTTTCTCTGCTTCATTAAGTAATATACTATTGTCTTTGAGTTTATCGATGTAAGATATTAATTCTTTGCATTGATTTTCTGTATATACCTCATCGTATACCGCAATAAAATCGGTTCTATTATGCTTAACTTCTTTCATAACAAAGGATAAATTTTAATTATTTATGACCCATCTAAATGTAATTTGTCTTCTTCAGATGGATATGAATACATCTCAACACCACCATCATCTCTAAGGGATCTTATATCTATCGGATTGGAACCAGCAGTTATCAATTCTTTCATTTTTGTAACTGCTTGCTCGTAAGAAAGATTTGATCCATGTACAGTCCATCCAGTTTTATCTGTTATGTTGTGGTCAGTACCAATCCCTACTTTTTCTTCTAATCTATAAGTTTTTGCCATTGTTTTAATCTACGGTAGTACCACTTCCACCAGTGGATGTGGATGCTTTATCGCCAGTAACAGTTCCACTATTATTTAATGTATATGTTATGCTTGAAGATGCTTTACGGATTGCCCATCCATTTGCACCTACTGCACCACCTCCTCCATCTCTAGATTCTCCAGCACCAGCAGCATTTTCTTGATCTCCTCCACGACCACCTTCACCACCTATTGCTTCTCCTGCATTATTTCCTCCTTCACCACCTGCTCCACCCTGTTCTCCACCTGCTTGTGCAGATCCTGAACCACCAGCAGTTGCATCACCACCATTTCCTGATCCTTCACTACCACCAGCACCAGCAGGAATACCAGCACCGCCACCGCCTCCTCCACCGCCAGCATAACGCTCTTGGTCTGAGAATAAAAATCCATCTTCTTGGAAGTCTCCACCTCCTCCACCACCGCCACCATAACCACAAATTATTTGTCCACCACTAGCAACATTAACAGTAGTTCCACCATATTGAATACCTAATGCACTATTTCCTTCTTCTCCTGCACCACCACCGCCAGCATTATCACCACCATTTCCACCATCTCCACCAGCACCACGAATCTTTCCTGATGCACCTACATCAACAGATAGTATAGTGTTTGAATCCCATGTTCCAGTTCTTAATGCACATATTGCGACACCATTTTCACCAACTGCTTGTGATCCTATTCCTTTATTAACATTAATTTTTACTTTTGTTCCACCAGAATTTGATGGAGGAGTTTTATAACCACCAATAACAGTCCAGTTTCCACTTGCACTTCCATCAAGATATCTAGTTCTTGCATCTTCTGGTCGTGTTCCACCTTCATCAGCAGATCCAGAATGATAATCTACAATGACATTAAGACTTTTGCCATGTAGATTACTAGCAGCAATTGTTCCAGATGTTGGTACTCCAGTATCTATTGGTTGATTTGTAAATGTACCTGCACTTTTGCTGGTGTATGATGAATCATCTCTTCTATACTGACCAATTCTTACTGGACCATTTGTATTATTGCCATCAGTACCAAACTCAGATCTGAGTTGACTGAATGATATTGGGTTTCCACTAGTTGGTAATGTCATATCAGTGACTATGGGATTTTAGTTCATCAACTTCTGCTTTGAGTTCTTTGATTGCCTCAATTAGAAGAGGTACAAGTTTTTCGTATCTAACTGCTTTAACTCCATTATCTCTTGTTGTGGTTACACCAGGAAGATCGATTGCTTCTATTTCTTGTGCAATTACTCCTGTATCTGCTTTTCCTTCGTAGTCAGATTTTTCATTCCAATTAAATGTGTTACCACTTATTGATAAAACCTTATCAACAGCATTAGGTATTGGAGTAATATTATCTTTTAATTTTTTGTCTGAAGTTGCAAATGCAGTAATATCATCACCAACATTAAGTTTCTTTTGGAAACTACCACCACCTGCACAAGTAAATGCACCAGTTGTTTTACTAGTTGAATCGGTTGTTGATTGAACTTCTAGTTGTCCAACAATATCACATTCGCCACCAATACGAACATTGTTGCATGTACTAATACCTGACATTACAACATTGTGCAATGAATCCCCATTAGGAAGTTCTTGCAATTGTTTCGCACCTACATTTACAATTAGTGGGATTCTCTCAGTCATTTCTCACATTACTTTTTTTTCTATTTATGCAAGGTTGACAAGGCAGAGAGAATAGTATATAATATATTTGTTGAATCGACGGGTTCAACGGGGAGTGACTGAATAATCTTTCTGGCATATAGCTGGATAAGGTGA